CAGATCCATCTAGTCCATCACTTAATTTATTTATAGATATAACATCATAATATGAATCAGTTATTGATTGATTTAAATAAACATAACAATAAATAGATATAGTTTTATTTGTACCCCATATTGTATCCCAATTAATACTAGAATTTATTCCAACAGGATAAATATTAACAGAATTAATTAATCTATCTGTTGTTATTTGTTCATCAGTATATATTGTTTCATATATAATATTATCATTTATTTTCCATTGGAATTTTGCTTCTGTAATATTTTCTGGTTTTAATCCTTTTAATGTTGCATTTAATGGGATATTTGTTTTATCATATGTTGAACTAATTTTATCATATATAAAAACCTATTCTCCAATTATTTCGACAGAAGTAAAGTCCTGAGTTAAAGATCCATCTGATCCTTTTTCTACAAATATTTCCCAAAAATCAGATATTCCTGGAACTGCTTGAGATTCTACTGTATTTGTATGATCAACAATGCATCTGTAAGCCGATCCATTATATGTTATAATATCATTTATAGAATAAGTATTTGTATTTCCGTTTACCCATGTTCCTTTGTTTGCTCCAACAGGATATTCACCAGATGGATCTTTTACAATTAATCTACCTTTAAGGTATACATTGTCTGCATATAGTCCATATCCAGTTAACCCAGATATTCCTAAATCAGACAATTCTCCCATTCTTAATTTTAATGCACCACCTTGTTCTATTCCAGTTATAATATTTATATCATCATAAAATCCACTTGGATTTAATGATTCTGTAAATAAATTTGGATTTCCAAGATTATCATACATTGTAATTTGATTTCTTGTTCCATCTATATCTATAAATCTTCTTCTTTCTTTATATTTATAAATTGATTGATTATCAACAAGAATATTTGTTATTCTTATTAAAGAATCATTTGATTCAATTAAAAAATCTTTAACAATGGAAATAGGATTTCCTTCATTATCTCTTTGATAGATTGCATTATTTCTAAAATTATTTGATTTAATAGCTATATACTTATTTGTTGAATAAGAAACAAGACAATAATATTTTTTTGCTGTTAATCCAGAAGCTGTTTGACATAATAAAACATCACCAGCTATAAAAGGACAATTCTTATCAACATCTAATGTATCTTTTTCAATATTATTTGTACTTGAATTAGAAGATCCAGTAGCTGGTGTTGTTGGAAGAGACACATATGCATCGTTATCATCCTTTTCTGTTGTTTCCTTAAAGGTTACAAAGTAATAATAAGTATTAGCATCTAATACCCCATAATTTCCATTATAAGTAACATTAGCCGTCTATAATTCATCTGTTGTTGGAAGTCTATAAGAATAAGAATTAACAACAGCTCCATCTGTGACTAACATATGTCCACCTGTTGCATAAGCTCTCTCAACTTCAAGTTCTTTAAGAATCATTTTATTAGCTATAAGAGATCCTCTTACAAGTAAATCGTCAACCTCAAAAAACCATTTATTATCAGATCCATGAGTTAAACCAAATCCTTTACCTCCATCCCAATGAGTAATATTAGTTGTTGTGTAATCTGTTGATACAATTTTTTTATCTGTAAAAATTGGATCATTAAATTTTGATGTCCCAGTAAATAAAATATTATAAGAATCAGAGCCAGATGGTTCTCCGCCTATACCTATATTATTATCAGAAACACTAAAAATTGCTTTTGTTTTATTTTTTATTATAAAATCTTTTGTATTATAATTTATAATAGACTAATCATTAGTATTAACAGAATATTTTATCCAAGAACTAACAGATCCAATCTTTAATCCATTAAATACTCCAGAGGTTGTTCCGTCAAGACCATTTAAAAATAATAGATTTTCTCTTGATTGATTTTGAATTATTAACCCATTTTTAATTGTCCCACCCTAAAATCCTATATAAAAAGTTTCCCATGATGATAATGCATTAGGATATGCAGAATTTGATAATATATAATGAGTCTATTGATCTTTTACAAAAACAATCATATCATCATATACATCATCTACTGTAAATCGTTTGACATCATCAATGGAATTTAAATACATTCCAGAGTTTAATACTAATCTTTCTTTTTGAGATCCATTAAGAGATTGTTCATTAACATATGATAAAAACATTTTGTTATTATCAGTTGCTCCTGAAATAGTTATTAATTGACCATTATAAACAAGATATAAAGCATTATTTAATGTATTAAACAAAAAAGTTCCATCAGAATAATTTGAAAGATTAATTCCATCTAATGATTTTATATTTTTTATATTTAATCCAAGAGTTGCTGTATTTCCATTTAATGAAAATGGTAAATCATAAAATTTATTTCCTACTTGAACAGTTATAGATCCAAGAGTTTGAAGAACTAAATCTCTTTCTAAATTACCCAAAAGAACTTTTTCTTTGGAAGAAACAATCCCTATATTAGCTACAGGGACTGATTTTCCGTTATATTCTACATTAACTGACATTTATTATAAGTTTTTATATTCAGGTATTGCATTAAAACAAGGACATGACTTAATATATTCAGATGAAGAAATTTTCCCATCTTTATTTATATCAGGACTAGTATCTCTATGACCCATTACTTTTTTAATAGTATATCTTGATTTTATATCTAAAATTAAGTCTATTAATGATTCTTTTTGAGCTTCTGTTCTAGTGTCTTTTGGTTTTCCAATAGAATCAAGCCCTCCTTCATAGCAAATACCAATTGAGTTTGAATTATATCCTACAGTATGAGCTCCAGAAAAATTTTCTGGTCTTCCTTTATGTATTACGCCGTCTTTTGTTATATAATAATGATAACCAATATCTTTAAAACCTCTGTCTTTATGCCATTGCGTTATTGTATCAATAGAAACATTCTATGTCTCTTTGGTTGCAGAGCAATGTATAATTATATATTTTGGATTGTTCATACATTTTTAATTTCATTGTTATATGGATTTTCATCATAAAGTTGCATAACTTCTGCATCAATACGCTTCTCATCATTCTTAAGTTTCTTTTTATCTGTAGATTCTTTTATATTATTAGCTTCTTTTCTAACTTCATAATCATATTCAATCTTTTTATTTTCAAGATCAAAACTTTTTTGTTTTATTTGTTCAAGTTCATTTTGAGCTTTTTGATATTCAGTTTGAATTTGTTTAATCTGATCTTCATATTGTTTAATAGTTTGACCAGCTTGTTCAATTTGATTATTTTCTTCTTTACGTTTTTGAAATGATTTCACTAATTGATATTTCATATCAGATAAACTATCAGAAGTAATAGAGCTTAAAATAACATCAAGATCAACTTGACCACTTTTAATTAATTCATATGTAAGTTGCTCAATCTTTATCATTTCATTTGTTACATCTGTATTATCAGCTATATGTATATCATAATCTGTAAATGAAAAATATTTAGGTTCTACTGTAAAGATTTTTTGTAATTGATCTCCCAATATATATGACCCCATTAATCCATCTTCAAAAGATACTTTACACATATTTAACATATCAAGCAATAATTCAGTGGTTATATTATCCATAACCTGAAAATATTGTTTTGTTATAACAGTTGATTGATTTATTCCAACCTACACATTTGAAACAGCATCTCTTGTTTCTATTCCACCTAGTTGTTCTCTAAACACTCCTGTAATAGAAGAGCAAGCGGCTTCAGTTTGATCTATAGCAAGCTGAATGGCTTGAATTGCTGGACCAGAAACAGTGTCATCATAACCACTATAAATAGTATTAAGATTCTGTCCTTGACCTTCTTGAGCTGTATTAATGACAGCTACTCCAAATTTTCTTTTATATCCAACCCACTTAAGCATTCTTTCCTATGGAGTTTTTCCAAAGAAAGATGGCAATTGAGCTACATCAAGAAAATCACCTTTAACGCCAGAACTGGCAATTAATGAATCTCGGAAATAATATAAAAGGTTATATTTCATTTTGTTAAAACAGTTCGTTAGGCTGCCCCATGTTTTCACATGCTTATAATTTCTTATAAGATCAGACTATATCATCATAATAAATTATGCTCTGCGCTTCGATTTCACTTGAAATCTACATAATAGTCGTTGAACCTTCCCTTAAAAAGGGCTTGGATGCTGATTGGCATGGCATAAGCTTTAGCGTTCCAGCAGTTCACAGAGTTTAGACAGGACCAATATTAATCCTGTAGTGGTATTGTAGCAATAACTAATGAAAATGGTCTTCCATTTCTATCTGAATAAGCCATCCCATTAACAGATAAATGACATCTATTTGGATGTTCAGCACTTCTAATAACATTTTCAGACTTTCCTAGTTCAATATAAATATTTTGACCAATTCTTACAGCCTCATATCTATCTGTTCTATAAAATTCTTTTCCATTTTCTTTTACTTTTGTATTACTTAACCATTCAACTTCAAATACTTCATAATAACTTGAATATATTCTTGATAAATCATTATCATACATTGAATCAACTGTAGCAACTCCAACATTTGAAACAAGTCCTCCTGTTTGAGTTCTTACATATATAACATTACTTGAATAATCTTGTCCAACACGCAGTTGCCCATCAAGATGTTCAATATCTTCTTTAGACATTCTATCTCCATATCTACTTATTATCTGTTGTTTATTCATAAATCTACGAACAGCAACTTTTGTTGAATCTTTTACATAAGGAGAATTTGGATTCTTTTCATAAAAAACATCTAAAGGATTTAATACTTCTATATCAGGAGTTTCTCCTTTATTCCAAAGAGATACTTTATAGTAACATTCTCCTGTTACAAGCAAATCAAGCATTAATGTTTTCTTCTTATTATCAATATCTATTGATTTATTCTAACTTATAAAAGTTAAAACATTCTGCGCAGCTAATTCATATTCAGAAACAAAATCTCTATCAATTTCTTCTGCCATCTTTTTTAACTATTGCTCTGTAGCAACATCAATAGGTGGTTTTTTCTATTGTTTTTCTTCATCAGACATAAAAGAATACATAATATTATTATGTAATTGTTCTTTTAATCTTTTTGTTTCTTGTTCTTTTATTAGTAATTGTTTTTGTCTATGTATATCTATTAATGTAGCTTTATCTTTACAAGTAATTTTTGGCTTTACTCTTGTTTGCAAATGCCTTCCAATTAATGCATCAACATGCTTCTTTATTAAAGGTATAAATTCTATAGAGGTAGGTGATCCAACTCCATAATTTTCTTCCATGGCTCGATATTGGTCCCTATCTATTACACCATTATAATAATTATAAGCTTTTCTCAAATGATCTTTATCAATTACTAAAGAATTACAGATATGATCTGTCATTTTCTAAATATAATCAGACTATGATTTTTGTTTTTCGCTTAAAAGTTCAGATAGTATATTAACGTCTGTCATTTTATTTATTTAATTTTAAATAGTTTACCATATTTAACTATGGTCAAATGTCTATTCCTTAGATCTTTTATTAAATCAGTTATACATTCATCTTCTGAATCTGCTTCAATAAAAATCTAAATAGGTCTTATATAATTGCTTTGAGGTAAGACTATTTTGTAAATATTATCAGTTTTAGAAACCTCAACATCATTAACATATTCTTTTCCTTCTATTTCTGAAAAGTAATTATAAATAGCCTCTTTTATATTTGTAAATTCTTCCATTATTGTTGCTATTTTGAATAACCCAATTCCATATATCCTTTATCATTTCTAGTCCATACTATATCCCCATATTCCTCCCATTGAGATTGAATTGAGTCTTCTTTTCTTACAGTTATTCCCATCATATCTTCATCAGCTATTTCTGTATATACCATAGACATGACAATATCAAATCTTCCTTTTGCTTCATATGAGAATTTCTAAAGCTATTCAAGCATTTCAATAAACCATATTTGATGACAATCATCATTGACATATTGAGTAATTAATTCTAGTCCATGTCTAATCATTTTTTCAGATCCAGGAGTACCCCATAAATTAGAACTTCTTCTATTTGATGATAAAGCAGCTAAAGGTCTTTTCATTAACATCTTATAAAGCATCTTTTTTTCTTGTAACCATAATCTAAATCCGATTTTTGTATCTTCAAGATTGGCTTTACATCCATACCAAAACAATATCTTTGCTGCATTTTCATAAGCCGTTCTAATATCTTGAGGTCTTTCCATATACATACATACATACATGTTTCCTTGATTTCCAAAAATTCTCTTTTTAACAGTTATTGCAAATTTAGATCCATCTTTTCCAACAACAGAATCTCCTTCTGCATGGTCAATAGAGTCAATTCCTGCAACATATAAATTATCTAAAGGTTTATTTAATTCATCTGTTTGTGGTTCTTCCATAACTATAATAGGTCCATTAGAATTTTCTATAAATCTAACTCCAATTATTTCATCGGTATTATCTTTATAGTTCCAATGAAGAGATCCTCTTTTATATGTTTTTGGAAGTTCTTTCATTACTTTTATATTTGAAATCTATTCGGCTATCTTATTTTGATCAAAATCATTCTCACCTTGTCTTGATAAAGCTTCCTCAGGATAAAAACAATATTCAGAACAATATTCAAGCCAATTTTTTGGTGTTGAAACTTTTAAAGCTCTAATATCATTATAATATTTTTTAGCTTGTTCTTCATTCGTAACACCTCTATGGTCCATGAATTGAGGCATACATGAAAATGCTGGAATAAAAAATCCAGATAATACCAATTCTTCCTGTTCATTATGATTATTTAAATAAGGAAGAATATTAAAGTTTGTTGGATTTCTAAACATTTCTTCTAATCCAGCAAGCTAACTTCCATGATCACCACCCGTCGGTAATTATTTATATATCAGCTCTTTATCTGATATCTCAATATGTCGCCATATTGTTCAGACTATATCTTCATTCATATTAATAATAATATGAAGCTGGGATTTCGTGTCAATAAATAAAAAGATTATTTAATGGAGTCAATTCTCCATGATTATGTTCTAATGAGAATATTTTTCAATAGCTCTTTTTATAGTATGATGGTCTGTACTGAAAAATTTAGCTATTTTTCTATTTGACCATCCTAAATATAAAAATTCTTTTAACTATTGCTCAGGAATATTAAATGAATGCAATATTTTATTATAACTTTTTCTGATTTTAATATTATTTTCTTTTAAAACTCTAATTATAGGTCCAGTAGATACATTATGTAAAGCTCCTATAGCTCTTAATGATTTACCACCTTTATATAATTTAACTATGTTTATATCATCTAATACTAATGGGGCTTTTCTTGACTAGCTTCCTCCTTTAGTAAGATTATATCCATTTATATATGAATTATAAAAATCTATATAATATTCTTCTCTTTGATTAAGAATCTATTTATTGCATTCTTCTAATATTTCATAAAAGAAATTTTCTTTTCCATATTTTAATATAGCCCTACATATTAATTGTTTTCTACTTGATTTTAGACATTTTAAATGTTGTTTAAATCTAGTTTTTGCAGGTTGACATGTTTGTCCAATATAAACTTTATTATTAATAAAATTTTTAATAATATAGATAAAACCTTTTTCTTTTATAATATTTATTTCTAGTTTCACTTGTTAGTCGTTTGGCGTTTTATAACCATTTAAATTATAACTTCGCAAAGGATTGTCTACTTGAGAGTTTCCCTTTTTAACCCAGTTTTAATGGAGCACGGTATATTCTACCCCATAGTAATCTTGTTCCAATCTTTTTTCCTAATAAATTAACAAGAGCCTCTGATTGGTTATAAGTAGTAATAAGTTTTGGAAAAGATCCACAATTATGTACAATTGTAAAATCCTCTAATAAAAATAAATTATCAGTTTTTTCATCACCATAAGCTTTAAGAGTTATACCAAAATATTCCTCTTCCCCTATATTTTCTATACTATCAATTCCTGTAGATAATTTATTACTTGTTTCTTTATAATCATCTGGTATCTGTTTTCTTTTAACTAAAATTGGAATTTTTTTAATATCTCCTTTAATTGATACTCTATATGATATTGAATTTAATTTATATCCTTTTTTCATTATTCTTGTAGTCTTTTTTGTACTAAATCCACAAGTTTGAGCCAATAAACATATATCATCAATTAAATTTTCTCTAGACATAGCTATTTCATAATTAAAAGAGTAAGAACTTGTTCCTCTTTTAATATTTCCATCTGTATCTATTAATCCAGCTAAAACCTTTAATCTATAATCTAATGTAGAATAAAATACTTCTTTTGGAATATGTTTATTATGAATTAAATTATATTTTTTAAATATATTTAATGTTTTATTATTTCTAACGCCATATCCTTTAATATAATAACTTAACAATTTGTATTTTGTATCTCCTCTTTTAGATGTAGAACATAAATTAGTAGAATAATTTAAATCATTTTCATTAATATAATTTTTAATATAATCACTAATTTCTGGATCTAAATCTTCATTTACTACAATACTTACAACAGAAGAATCCCCATCACCTAACCAAGCTCCCAATATATATGGATCTATCTCTATTTTATCATCATTATAATGTATAGCATCATTTCTTAATCCATAAGTTGTCCTTTTGTTATAATCAGATAATTCATTATATTCTTTAGCAGTCATTAAGACCATTTCATCTTTTTGATTTCCAACTCTTGGTCTTTTTTCTAAATATAATTTATGTTTTGAATTTACAATATAATCTATTCCTTTTTTTTGTTTAACCAAAAACATATCATCAATTCCATTGCATGTTCTCATAACTTCTTTTGGTTTACCATCTATTCCAAGAACAAATTCTCCTATATTTATATCTTCTATATTTTTATGTGAAAAGTCACTCATTATCACTTTAGTACCTTTTCCAAAACATTCCTCGAATAGCAATAAATCCAAACGGACACCTCTTAATTTTCTTGGATTAGTAACAACTTTACCAAATATCTCTGATTTAAAACTATCTTTTAATTCTTGTCCTTGTCTATCAACTTTTGATGCCCTTCTCCATAATGGTTCTTTCTTTTTCATTGAAGCGTGTCTTAATCCTCCTTCAGTATCTTGATTTAATATCTCAAGTACATCCCAGATTTTCTAAACAACTCCATTCTCTAATAAGAAACCTTCTTGAGAAGCTACATACATTGTCTTTGAATTTCTAACACAAGTATACATACAAGCACCTAATGATGCAGCAATTTCAGAAAAACCTACCCCACGAGCTTTCAGAGAACAGGCATCTTTATTTAAATGCTAACAAAGTTCTATATAATGGAAATATTCATAATGTTTTGACCAAAAACTTGGATGAAATACATCACGTCCTTGTGATTGTTTTCCCTTATCATCTGCAACAAGTAATTTATAAAAGTTTAAAAAGAAATAATGGTTTCCTGTTATTCTATAACCATTAATAGTTAATCCATTTTTGCATCTATCAATCTCTCTTTCCCAGAAGTCATTATATGATGGAGATTTTGGTGGAGCTAATGTATGAACACCATATTTTTCTTTAAAAAATACTGTTTCCATAAATGGATCAGGATCAAAATCTAATCCATTAAATTCATCAATTGGTCTATATCCAGTAAGTTCATAAGACTTTGTTGGATCAAAATATTTAACTTTATCTCCAATCTTATAATCCCATTTTATTGTTTCATTTTCCATAATTTATTAATCTAAGAATCCAGCTTCTGTTCCACCTCTTAATCCAGTATCTGCTTCCATTTCTTTTCTAACTTGTTCTTGTAATAGTTTTAATCCTTCTACAAGTTTTCCAAGCATAGAAACTGATGCAATACCATCTTTAATAGCGAATACAGGCTTTCCTGTTACATCATCTATTTTTGTATAGTCAACTGTATGAAAATATAACGTGAACTTATCTACAGCAGTCTATGCGCTTTCAAGCATCTTCATTAATCTTGTTTTTGTTAAAACTTCATATTTTAATGATGCTTTTATGAACTTATCATTTAATAATTCCTTTGGATCTATTCCTGAATCAGATAAAGCATATTTCTTTTTCTGATCAAAATCCATTTCATTATAAGGAGATTCAATATCATTCATTAAAAAAAGATATTTAAAAATTTTAAATGCTCTTAATTTATATTCACCTTTTGGATCTTCTTTGGATTTATTAAAATCTTTATCCATTAAAGACTCAAACTCCTATACCAATAGGAGTTCAGGTCTATTTAATGAGATAATAAAATTATCATATGAAAAATATTTGTTTAACATTCTTTGTATAATTCTAAGTCTTTTGTACTAAAAACATATTCATGTGGTACACCTAGTTTATCAAAAAACAAACATCGTATACCTATAAGTAAAGAATCTCTTTCTCCAGTTCTTTCTTCTCCAACTACCAGCATTATATCTGGTTTATCCTGAAGATCTTTGTTTAAAAAAACATAATCTCCAGGAAGTAATTTAATTCTATTATCCATATTAAGCCTTCTTAACAACACATTTAACATTTTGCTCACTAAAGGTTCTAATCATTGGAATATCATCTTCATCCCAATCAAACTTAATTGGTAATGGGAAAGATGCACGTACATCATACATAACATTATCTCCAACTTCAATGCCTTTTACATTCGGTCCAATAGCAATAACTTCTGCTATACCAGTTAAAGAGATAGCTTCTTCATATTCATTAATTTCCTCTTTATAAGTTCCTTTTGGTCTAACAATACCTTTTACGTTTGTCTTTGGAAAATATTTATCATATTCATCTTTTTTCAACTCTTTAGTGATAACACGATCAAAATTTGGTTGAATTAACATCCCATTACATACATTTTTCTTTGTTTCCATAATTTTTTTTTACCATTTATTTAAAACACATTTTTCATCAATTAATCTAAGTTTCGCATCAAGTCTACATCCACATCCGCATATAGATCCTGTTGGTTTATTTTTAACATTATAGGTTTTGTTTTCAGAAATACACTTTCTATGATCACAAATCTTTCCTATTCTTGTATCGCTTTCAAGTTCGCATTGATCACATATTTTAATGCGTTCGCTATACAACTCAAATTCTTTATTTAATAATTCATTTATGTGACCTTTAATAATATTAAGCATTTGATATTATTGCACATTCAGTTGTTAAAAATAAAACAGAGACTGATACAGCATTTTGTAAGGCAACCCTTAATACTTTTGCTGGATCAATAACGCCCTGTTTAAATAAATCTCCATATTTATAGGTTTTTGCGTTATAACCATAAAATAGTTTTTTCTTTTCAAGTATTTCATCAATTACTTCATCAGGATCAACTCCAGCGTTTAATAATATCTAAGTTATTGGAGCAGATAATGAATCATATAAAACATCAAATCCATATAACTCTTCTTTTGAGAACTTGTATTTATTTTTCAATAATTGATCTTTGGCTTTTAAAAACATTATTCCACCACCAGGAACAACGCCTTCTTCAATTGCTGCTTTTGTAGCATTTAAAGCATCATCAATTCTATCCATTTTTTCAACAAGTTCAATTTCTGTTTTTGCTCCAATATTTAATACTGAAACTCCATTAGAAAATCTTGATAATCTTTCGTTAACAAGTTTGATTTCAAAATCTTCTTTTAGATTATTTTTCAAATCAAGCAATTCTTTTGTCCTTTTATCTATATTATCTTTATTCCCAGTTGCTCCAATAATTACTGTATTTTCTTTTCTAATAATTACCTTTTGAGCATATCCAAAAGTTCCATCTTGCATAATAGAATCTACCTTAGCGTCTACTAAAACAGCCAAATCAATCATACTATCCTTTCTTGTCTATCCAAATTCAGGACCTTTAATTGCACATGTTTTTATTCCAGCTTGTATTTTATTTAAAACTAATGTAGATAAAGCATCACCAGTTACATCTTCAGCAATAACCAATAAACTTTTTCCTTCAGAAGAAACTACATTTAGTAATGGCAAGATGTCTGATGTCTTATCAAGTTTTTTATCTGATATAAATATATAAACATCTTCTAAAACACATTCTCCTTTTGCTTCATTTGTAATAAAATAAGGAGAAAGATATCCTCGTTGGGCTATTCTAAATCCACTTGTTGAAGATAATGTTGTTTCTGCATTATGAGATTTCTCAATAGTTACAGCTCCATATTCTCCTACATGATAAATAGCCTCTGCAATTAGTTTACCAATTTCCTCATCATTATTTGCTGAAATAGTAGCAACTTGTCTAATGCTTTCAAAATTATTATTAATTTTAACAGATGATTTCTTAACAAAATCAACAACAATTTCAGATGCTTTCTCAATACCTCTTTTTATTGCAATAGGATTTGCATCATGATGGATTTTAATTGACTTATATCCATTATTAATAATGTGTTGAGAGAGAACCGTAGAGTTACTAGTACCGTCTCCAGCATCATCACAAGTCTTTGAAGCAATACTCTTAATAAGATTTGCACCCATCATTTCATATGGGTTATTTAAAAAAATCTCTTTTGCGACTGTTACACCATCTTTTGTGATGTGAGGGTAGTCCATTCCCTTATTGATAATTACATTGCGACCTTGAGGTCCTAAAGTGACTTTAACGGCATTACACACCGTATCTATTCCTTTTTTCAGTTGCTGCTTTGCAGCGTCATTAAACAGTACTTCATTTTCCATATTCATAAATCATTTATTTGTGATAAAATCTCCTTTTCTCTATTTATATTATTTTTAGTCCATAAATCAGCAATTATTTTTTTAACTTCATTCTCATAAAATGGAACATCAATTTTTGTTTCTCCATCTCCTGAGTTATGCAATAATTGTAATTTCTTTATTTTAAAATCTTTATTTATTTGTTTTAACATATATGCATAAAAAGAAAGCTGTAATGCATAATGATTAAAAGTAGTATCCTCTATATTATTAATTGGATAATACATTTTTTTTGTTTGTTTTGTCTTACTATTAAAAAATGCTTTCTTATCAATTCCTTTACTATTGGTATTATGTGTTTTAATCATATTATAACCAGCCAAATAGGTATGTGCATCACTTTCTACTGCTAAGCATTTTGTTGGAACTGTATCTATTTTTTCTATAGATAGTATATTTCTAAATTTATAATAAGATTTAGTTTTTAATTTAAATTCAATGTTTTGATTTCTAATTAAAAAAGGATTTTCCTCCATATAAAAGCATGTATCCCATCCTTGAAATTTTTTATCTCCACATACTTTTGTACATTTAATAGTAGTAGGCTTTATTCCAAATGTAGCCACGAGTTTTGCTACATCATTGGCTTGCCATTTTTGAGTTGTTCCCATAACAAATCTATTTCTTCCAGGATTAAAATACCCATCAGTATCCATTAATCCTCTAAGAAGATCTAGTCGTTGACTTTTGGATGCTCTAAAATAAATATCTGGTATATGTTTATTGTTTATAAGATTTAACGATCTTAAAATTGGAGATATATTATAAATAGTTCTCATTTCAGAACGATCATGATTTCTATTTAAATCATCACTAGTTTTAAACCCTCTCTTCTCTACTTCATTCCAAAAATCGGGATTTACATTTGATATAATCCCACAAGATTTTGATCCATCGCCCAACCATGCTCCTAATATATATGGGTCTAAAGGAAGATCTTTTTCTTCTAATTCTAATTCATCAAAAATTCTTACTTTTGGGATATGATACGAATCCCTTTTCTTGTTGTTATTTATAATATCATATAATTCGTCTGTTTTTAATTCTTTTGTTTTATATTGTCCCTTTGGTCTACAAAAATCAATTTCCCATTTATGTTCATGATCACATATTATTTCATCATTATTATCAAATTTTATTTTATAACATGGATTGTA